AGTGACAATCAATTGGGCAATTTTCTACAACGTCCGATTCGTGAGTCAACACAATCATGGTTGGTAGGGCAACCATTCTTTTATAAGTTTAACCCGTGGGCCAAGTTCTGCGAAGACCCTTTTGTATCCGACAAGATCAAAAATTACGAGTTATTGCGAATGAAGTTAAATGTTAAGATGGTCATCTCAGGAACTAAGTTCCATTATGGGAGGGCATTAGTATCTTACAACCCCTACATTAAAGGTGATCAGGTCACTGTTGAACGCAACTTCATCAGTCAAGACTTGATTGGCGCATCACAAAAGCCGCATTTCTTCATCAACCCTACCAAGAACACTGGTGGAGAGATGTCCTTGCCCTTCTTTTGGGACAAAAATTATTTGAGTATTACTAATGGCGATTGGACAGACATGGGAGAAATCACAATCTCTAGTTTCGACAATTTGTTACATGCCAATGAGGGTAATGACCCAGTGAATATTACTATTTATATCTGGGCAGAAGATATAGTACTCACAACACCAACAGCATCTGATCCCCCTCTAGTTTCGCAAAGTGGCCGTGTGCCCAAAAAGCGAAGTGAAAAGGATAACCAAAATGCTCTCTCGTCAAGTGATGAGTATGGTCAAGGGATTATCTCAAAACCTGCTTCAGCAATTGCTAAGGCAGCTGGTGCATTATCGAACTTACCGGTAATTGGACCATATATGACTGCTACCCAGATTGGGGCTGGCGCAGTTTCAAATGTCGCGCAGATGTTCGGTTATTCCCGTCCAAATGTAATTACAGACATTCAACCCTATAAGCCAATGCCTACGGGTAATTTGGCCAACATAGACGCCGCGGATGCGTGTATGAAACTCACGCTCGACAGTAAAGCCGAGGTGACCGTAGATTCTAGAACCACTGGTTTGAGTGGTAAGGATGAAATGGGCATTCTTGACTATGTCACACGTGAATCATATCTCACAAAATTCGACTGGGTACCCGGTTCTCAACCGGATGACCTGTTATGGAACACCAGAGTGTTGCCTATGCAACTCGACAATAATTCATTTGACGAGATTCACATGACACCTCTGGCCCATATGGCGACAGCTTTTGAACAATGGCAAGGCTCCATCAAATTTAGATTTCAAATCGTCAAGAGTGACTTTCACAAAGGTCGCATTTTGGCGCGCTGGGATCCCAACGCCTTTTCCAGTTCTGTTAGCTACAACACGAACTATTCCCGAGTCATTGATATCGCTGAGACCGATGATTTCGAGATTGTTATCGGGTGGGGGCAGTCCGAACCCTGGAAGAAGTGTGGTACTCCGTATGATTCGGGGTCCAATTTCTCTTCAGTGGCTAGGCTGCTTAAAAACAGTACGGAGGCTAATGGCATTCTTGAGTTGGTTGTACTCAATGATCTGGTATCACCGGGTCCTGATGCACCAATCACTGTTAATGTCTTCGTATCTGCTTGTGATGACTTTAAGTTCGCGGCCCCTACTAACGGGGCTCTTGCTAATTATCATCTATTTCCACCACCTCTGGTGTCGCAGTCCGGTAATCCTAACACCGAGACGGGCACCACGACGGAATCCGATAAACCCACATCTTCTGGGGAATTGCAGCCAATGGGCTCCAAATCTTCCCAGGATGATGCGACGTACCTAGTGTATTATGGCGACCCTTCATGCTCGATTAGAGAGTTATGTAAGAGGTATGCCTACACACGTACGTGGTACCCAGGTGACGCAGGAGCTGATCAAGTACGCATTAATACTTTGCGGAACAAGAATCTCCCTTATTACACGGGTTACGACTTACAAGGTATCGATACCGCCGCTGATGGATCGACTAAGTTGACCGTAGGACCCACATCTTGGGCTTCATGGTTTACTCCATCTTATGCTGGTTGGCGAGGATCGTTGAGAAAGAAATTTTTCTTCAGCGCCCCGAGCACCCGGCAGACACCCTTGGTCATCAGGGATGGGTACACTGGTTCCGGTAACGGAGTTAGTAATTTCTCGTTTCTGTCTTTGACTGAGAATAGGCTGGTAGTACAAAAGTATTTATCATCCAGATTTGCAGCTACTTCCGGTGCGGGAACAGCAGCAACCAACTTGGGCGTCAATAACACTATTGAAGTTGATTTGCCCTATTATTATCCGCAACGTTTTTCAGCGGCCCGCACCATTGCAGCTCAGGAACTCGATTGTAACTCGCACATTGTTAAAACCACTTCGGTCAATGTCGACACAACCGGTCCTAACCCTGAGCAGTATTCGACAGTGTTTCAACAACATGACGCCGTCGGAGAGGACTTCTCGTTATTTTTCTTTACTGGAGTACCGATATATTATCAGTACACCATGAACGAGACTTCCTAGTTGGGACAACAACAGCTTTTTCGTAAGATTGCATAAGCTGTCATAAATAACAAAATGCAATTCAACACTTCAGAAGAATCCGTATGGACTAACTGAGGAATCACGAGGATGGCCCTCGTGTGTGGTGCTAGCGCATCATGAGGCTAATCACGCTCCGAATAGGAGTGGTCGGTATTTTTTCCGCGGGATTAGTCTCGCGCTTTTCAACCGGCCATAACTTTAAGAGTCACACGCCTCGCCTGTACACTAAGCCAACTGTGTTTTCCTATTAATAGGTTCACAGAATGCGGAAGTGTATGAGTTCTCTTCGGAGGGCGAGGTCATTTCTGC